GGGCGAGTATATGGTCGGTGAGTCTGAGAACGTGCTGGAGCTGACGACCATCTACGCGACAAAGGCGCAGGCCATGCGTGCAGCTCAGGCGAAGTGGGACAAAATTCAGCGCGGAGTCGCGGAGTTTTCAATCTCGCTGGCTATTGGTCGTGCTGATTTATTTCCTGAAACACCGATAGCGGTCAGAGGCTTTAAGCGCGTTATAGACGAGCAGGCTTGGATAATCAGGCGGGTGGTGCACTACCTTAACGGGAGCGGTTACACGACAGGCTTGGAGCTTGAGGTTAGAGTTTCGGACGTGGAGTATGAATCACTGGAAGGATAAAAAAGCAAACTTTAACTTGCAAATGTAAGATGCGCGTTTATCATCCCCAATTGTTAACGAATCGGGGGAAAGAAAGATGATGCACTGTCCATTATGTCATGACGCTTCACATGCACGCTCAAGTCGGTACTTAAGTTCAGAAACAAAAGAGCGGTATCATCAGTGCCAAAACATAAACTGTGGCTGCACATTCGTAACTCATGAAACCCTTGCAAGTTACATTGTTAAACC